TAAGCTGTTTGGTATAAAAGATAACTTTGGTGATGAAGATAGTAAAGACGTACGTTATCTAGGGCGTAAGCTGCACGAAGACTTTGCACTGGCACGAGTACGTTCTGCTGTAGCAGAGGTTCTAGTAAACGCTGCTGTGTACGGTACAGGCATCGGTGAGGTTATCCTCGAGGAGCACAAAACGTACACTCCCGGCAGCCGTCCTATTATGGATGGCGATATGCAAGAGATTGGCGTAACGGAATCATACCGTCCCCTCGTAAAGATCAACCCTATTCAGCCTAGAAACTTTCTTATTGACCCTAACGCTACGTGTATTGACGAAGCTATGGGCTGTGCCATCGATGAGTTTGTAAGTGAACACATTGTACAAGAGCTACAGGAAGCGGGCGTATACCGTGATGACGTACATGTAACAGGAGCAGCAGCTGATGAATCAATCGAAGCGGACCCTGAACTTACCCATACACCCACAGGGCGTGTACGCCTCACCAAGTACTACGGGAAAGTTCCACGCGACTTGCTCATTGAGTCGGGTGTGGACGAGGAAGACATCACCGAACCCGGCCACTACGTCGAAGCGATTATCGTCATCGCTAACGAAGGGACGCTGCTGAAGGCTATTCCTAACCCTTACATGTGTCAGGACCGTCCAGTAGTGGCGTTCCAGTGGGACATCGTACCATCGACCTTCTGGGGCCGTGGTGTATGCGAGAAGGGTTACATGTCGCAAAAGGCCCTTGACGCAGAGCTACGCGCACGTATTGACGCGCTAGCCCTAACGACCCACCCAATGATGGCAGTGGACGCTACACGTATCCCACGCGGTCACAAGATGGAGATCCGTCCCGGTCGTATGCTTCTTACCAACGGCGCACCCGGTGAGTCTATCATGCCATTCAACTTCGGCCAGCTTAACGCTGTAACCTTTCAGCAGGGTGCAGCTCTACAGCAGATGGTGTCTCAGGCAACTGGTTCAGCTGACGGCTCAATGGCACAGGTACAGAATGACGTAACTGCTGCTGGTATGTCTATGTCGCAGGGTGCTCTTATCAAGCGCCAGAAGCGTACGCTCGTGAACTTCCAAGAGAACTTCTTGATCCCGTTTATACGTAAAGCTGCGTTCCGCTACATGCAGTTTGATCCAGAGAACTACCCAGTTAAAGACTACACCTTCACGCCCTATAGCTCACTAGGCGCTATGGCTCGTGAGTACGAAGTGAATCAGCTAACTCAAATGCTACAGATGCTACCACCTGACAGCCCTGCACACACAGCTGTCGTCAAGGCAATTATTGACCACCTTAACATTACCAACCGTGGTGAGATTATGGACGCTATCGATGCGGCCAGCCAGCCTAACCCAGAGCAGCAAAGGGCAGCGATGGAAGCACAGCAGAAGCAAGAGCAGATCCAGTTGGCCATCGCTCAGGGACAAGTACAGCTACTCAACGCACAAGCTGCTGAGAGCCAGTCACGTGCCCAGAAGTATGCGACTGAGACTAAGCTAATGCCTGAGGAACTAACCTTTAAGTATGCTGAAGACATGGAAGAAAAAGAGTTCCAACGTAAGAAGCAGATGTCTGAACTGCTGCTGAAAGAGCAAGAGCTCCAAGGTATGCAAGACCGACGTATGGAAGAGACTAAGGCTAAGGCCGAAGCTGAGCTAGTTAAGCAACTAACGTCTGCTGACCAACGCTCTTCACAAACTCCTCAAAATCCTACGGAGGAAATGAATCGTGGCCAGTAAAGGTTTATACGCTAACATACACGCTAAACGAAAGCGCGGAGAGAAGATGCGTAAGGCAGGGGACGCAGGTGCCCCCACTGCTAAAGACTTTAAGAACGCAGCCAAGACAGCCAAAAAAAGGAAGAAAAGATGAAAACATGTGCAGGATGTAAAACACCCGCTAAGTGTAAGAAAGCAGGGACTTGTATGGGTAAAGTAAAGTCAAAAGCTAAACCAAAAGCAAAGCGAAAGGCTCCTAAGCGTGGCTACTAAAAAGCCAGCTAAAGGCAAAGCTAAGGTAAAAATTACAGCTAGCGGTAAAAAAGTTAGCTACGGTCAGGCAGGTGCGGCTAAAGGCGGCGGCCCTAGAGTAAAGCCCGGTACCAGTAAAGGAGATAGCTACTGTGCTCGCTCGCTTGGTATTAAGAAAAGATTACCTAAAGATAAAGCCAATGACCCCAATACCCCCAACAACCTTAGCAGGAAACGCTGGAAATGTAAAGGGGCTAAGAGCACAAAGTAATTGACCTAGTACTTGACACATGTTATAATCAGGTATATAAGAAGCATTAACAGTAATGGGCCTCAAGGAGATAACCCAATGATAGATCAACGTAAGTTCGATGAGTTAGTAGACAATACCACAAGGTATCTAACTGACATCCTCAAGAGACTGGCAAAGTTAGAAGAACAATTAGCAGAGCTAAAGAAGCCAGCAAAGCGAGGTACAAAAAGTGGTGAGTGATCAAGAATACTTCGAGCACTGCCGTACTTTGTTCATGACGAAAGGATGGGATCTATTTCAAGAAGAGATTAAGCTAGGTATCGAAGCCATTAAGGTAGATGGTATTAACTCTAGCGAAGAGTTTTGGAAAGCCAAAGGACGGCTTGAGGCGCTCGCTCAAATATATGGGTGGGAAGCATTTGTAAAGGCGGCAGAGGAGCAGTACGATGCGTCAGATTCTTGATGTACGCTGCGGCTCTTGCGGTCACATAGACGAAGTGTTTGGACGAAGGGAGTCCGCATTCCGGTGCACGGTATGTTCTTCTGAGTCCAAGCGCATCATCAGCCCAGTGAAGTGTCAGCTTGAGGGTGTGTCTGGGGATTTCCCCGGTGCGTCTTTTAAGTGGAAGCGCGAACACGAAGCGGCTGGACGAAAGTAGGCAACCCGCTATGCCAGTGGATCTGCTTTAATTTAATCTGATAACCCCTAGTGGGCCGGAGTTTATATAATGGCAAGACTTGTAGATTTACCTAATGATACTGACGAAGAGATAACCGATATTAATTCAGTAGAGGAAGTCAATAACGATAACGAGGAAGCTGTAGATATACAAGCAGCAGAGTCGCGTGAGACGGAAGAGCCTAGTGAAGATAACGACCTCCCGGAAAAGTACCGAGGTAAGAGCGCAACTGAGATTGCTCAGATGCACAGGGAGCTAGAGTCTCGCTTAGGACAGCAGAGCCAAGAAGTTGGAGAGCTACGGAAAGCCTTCGACGATATGGTAAAGACATCCATAGCGGCACAACAGCAACCATCTGCACCGGAACCTGAGGAAGACGATACTGACTTTTTCTCTGACCCTAAAGGGGCGATGCGGCGACAGATTGATAACCACCCAGCTCTAAAGCAGGCTCAGGCCGTAGCAGAAGAGCTGGCTAAGTCTCGATCTATAGCGGCATTACAGGCAGCACACCCTGACATGAAGGAGGTTGTAACAGACCAAGGCTTCAAAGACTGGGTTGCTAAGTCTAAGATCCGTCAAGAGCTGTATGCTAAAGCTGATAAAGGTTATGACTTTGATGCAGCTAATGAACTCATCTCGCTTTATAAAGAGCGGCAAGGTGTGGTCAAGCAAACAGCTGCTATGGAACGTACGGCACAGAAAAACGAAGTTAAGAAAGCCTCTACTGGTTCGGCACGATCTAATCCTGAGGGCTCCAAAGCCCGCAATACCTATCGTCGTCGAGACATTATTGAACTAATGAACCGCGACCCTAAGCGGTATGAGGCTCTCCAACCGGAGATCATGAAAGCATACGCTGAAGGCCGGGTTAAATAACCACTAAGGAATTAACACAATGGCACTTGGAACTAACCACGTAACTAACACAACCGCAGCTACTTTCATCCCAGAAATCTGGAGTGATGAAATTATTGCATCTTATGAGAAGTCGCTTGTAGTTAAGCCTCTCGTTCGCGCTATGTCTATGACTGGCAAGAAGGGCGACACTATCCGCGTACCTAAGCCCGACCGTGGTAACGCGTCTGTTAAGGCTGCTGAGACTCAGGTTAACCTAATCGCTGGCAACACTGGCGAGTTGGTTATCTCTATCGACCAGCACTACGAGTACAGCCGTCTGATCGAAGACATCACAGACGTACAGGCTCTTGCTAGCCTCCGTCAGTTCTACACTCAAGACGCTGGTTACGCTTTGGCTACTCGCGTAGACACTGCTATCATTGCTGAAGCTGCTAACTTCACTTCACAGTTGGAGTTCACTTCTACAGGCGTACAGACTGCTGCTGGTACAGCTGCTTCTGCGTTTAATGATGCTGGCTTCCGTGCTGCTCTTCAGGTACTGGACGACAACGGCGTACCTATGGACAGCCGTGTATGGGTTATCTCACCTGCGATGAAGAAAGAGTTGTTAGGCGTTTCTAACTACATCTCTACTGACTTCGTAACTGGTAAGCCCGTTGAGTCTGGTGTTATTGGCAGCCTCTACGGTGTTGACATCTACGTTTCAACTAACCTGCCTACTGAGAACACTGACGAAAAGGGTTCTATCCTTATGCACAAAGACGCTATCGTCTTCGCTGAGCAGTTGGGTGTTCGTGTCCAGACTCAATACAAGCAAGAGTTCCTTGCTGACTTGATGACTGCTGACACTCTGTACGGCACTGAGACTTATCGTCCTGAAGCTGGCGTTAAGTTGTTCGGTACAGTTTAAATAGACTACTAGGGGAAAGAGCTTCGGCTTTAGTACCCTATTCACCCTTTGGGGAAGAGATAACTAGGAGGTTATTTAATGTCTATTACCTATAATATCACGACTAACTTTGCATCCAAAGATGCACTGCCCGATAATGATCCGGGTAAAGTTATACGTGGTTCTGACTTTTCTGCTGAGTTTACAGGAATTCAAGCAGCTTTTTTGTCAGCAGCTCCTGCGTTAAATCCTACATTTACTGGCACCTCTACGTTTGCTTCAGTTGATATTAACGGTGGTTCTGTAGACGGTACAACTATTGGTGCTTCTTCAAAAGCTGCTGGGTCATTTACTACTCTTACAGCCACAGGTTTATCTGTCTTACCTTCAGTTAACATTGATGGTGGTGCTATTGATGGAACTACCGTAGGCGCTTCTGTACCTTCTACTGGTGCATTTACCACTCTGTCGGCCTCTAGCATCGCTGGCCCTTTGACAGGGAATGTAACCGGAAACGTAACAGGTAATTTGACAGGCGATGTAGTAGGCAATGTAATTGGTAACATCAGCGCCGTTACTGGTACGTCATCGTTTAACAACGTGACTATCAACGGCTCGTTGGACATGGTGGCTGGTACGTCTGCTACTGTTACTAACCTCTCAGAGCCCGTCAATGCCTCTGACGCTGCGACTAAGAACTACGTAGACACAGGTATCTCTAACCTAGTTGCAAGCGCTCCCGCCACTTTAGACACGCTTAACGAGCTAGCTGCTGCACTAGGCGACGATGCTAACTTTGCTACAACCACTGCTAACAGCCTAGCGACTAAGCTACCGCTAGCTGGTGGTACTATGACTGGTACTGTTACATTTAGCTCAGGTAAAGTTACAGGTTTACCTACGCCAACAGCTGCTTCTGACGCTGCCCCTAAGTCATACGTAGACGATAACTTCTTAGGCGTTAACGGCGGTGCTCTTCTGGGTACACTAGACATGGGCTCCAACAAGGTAACCTCTGCTTACGTGCCTGTAGACGACAACGACCTTACTAATAAGCTGTTTGTAGAAGGCATTGCAGGTTCAGCTTCTGCGGCTGCGGCAAGCGCTGCTGCTGCTCTGACCAGCGAGAACAATGCTGCCACCTCTGAGACTAACGCAAGCAACTCAGCAACTTCAGCGTCGTCTAGTGCTACGTCAGCTACCGCTAGTGCTACCAGCGCAACGAACAGTGCCTCAGCAGCCTTTACAAGCGCGTCTAACGCAGCTACGAGCGAGATCAATGCGGGAGCATCAGAAACAAACGCAGCAGCTTCAGAGAGCGCAGCAGCGACCTCAGAAACTAATGCAGCAGCCTCAGAGAGCGCAGCAGCGACCTCAGAAAGCAACGCAGCTACGTCTGAGTCTAATGCGTCTACATCAGCTAGCAACGCAGCTACATCTGAAGCTAACGCAGCAGCATCGTTTGATTCATTTGATGATCGTTATTTAGGCGCTAAAGCGTCTGACCCTACGTTAGACAACGACGGTGACGCACTGATTACTGGTGCGCTGTACTTTAACACTACGTCAGGCGTTATGAAGGCGTACAACGGTAGTGCTTGGGTACAGGCTTATGAGCCTTCTACTGGTTTTGTTTCTCAGGTTGACGGTGACGTAGGCGCAGCAGAACTACCTACTGGTACTGAAGCACAGCGTCCTACAGCAGCTACGGGCTTGATGCGTTTTAACACAGACGCTAACTCGTTTGAAGGTTATAATGGAACAGCTTGGGGATCTATCGGTGGCGGTGCTTCAGGTGGTGGTGGTGATGCTGTTTTCTATGAAAACGATCAAACCGTAACTACAGATTATATTATTGCAGCGGACAAAAACGCTATGAGCACAGGGCCGATTAGTATTAATTCAGGTGTTAGTGTAACTATTGAAACTGGCGCACGATGGGTGGTGATTTAAATGGCTATTACACTAGACGGAACAGACGGAATTGCAGCGCCTAACGTATTTGGCTACAACACCATTATCAACGGCGATGGGTCGGTAAACCAGCGCGGCTATACATCTGGGACAGCGACTACTGGAGCTAATGAATACACGCTGGATCGCTGGCGCGTTGTTACATCTGGTGAGTCTCTTACGTTTACAGGCAACGAAGCCGGTAGAGTAATGACAGCACCATCTGGTGGAGTTGAGCAGGTCATTGAAGGCTTCAATATTGCTGGCGGTACTTACGTTATTACTTGGACTGGAACTGCTACTGGCGCTGTAGATGGCACAACAGTTAGTAGTGGAGACACAGTAACGCTAACGGCTAATACCAACGCTACCGTTAAGTTTACTAGTGGTACGTTTACTAACGTAAAGGTTGAAGAAGGCTCTATTGCTACGCCGTTTAGGAAGCGTGGCTATGGTGAAGAACTTGCGTTGTGTCAGCGGTATTTTTATCGTGCGGCGGACGGCACGGCAAATACTTTAGGTCTTGGCGTATACTATAGATCTACTTACATGGCGGGTGTTGTTTATTTTCCAGTTACGATGAGAGCCCTTCCAACTCTAAATGCGGCGAGTGGCACAAGCTATTACGAATTTATTAGGGACGGGGCGGCTGACTACTTCAACTCATTATCGCTTGGAAATAGAAGCACCCCAAATATCGGTGAGATTTACAACAAGACAGAAGTATCTGGAACAGTGGGCCACGGTGGCTGGATACGCACAGATAACGCCGCTGTTTATGTTGACTTTGATGCGGAGTTATAACAATGAATGAAATGAACATTACATTAGCACAGTACACTGACTCCGAAAGCCTTATGATTAAAGCAACCATTGACGGCGTTGAAATGTCAGTCCCACTAGACCCCGCTAACCGTCACTACGCTGAAATCCTGCGTCAAGTAGAAGCTGGAACACTAGTTATTCAGGAGGCAGATAATGTCTAAGATTAACCTAACGCCAAACGCAAGCGGTACGGGTGTCTTCACCATTGCCTCGCCTAACAGTAATACAGATTGCACAATAACGCTACCAGAAGTTACAGGCGGAGAGTTTGTTACTACTGATGCCAGCGGCAATGTTGGTATTGGCACTTCCCTCCCTACTGCTGTTTTAACCTCTCAAGGTGGTTCAAATACAGCCAATAGCGTGGCTCAGGTACTTGACCTTACTCATGTTGGGTCAGGCGCTGCTGGGTATGACTGTGAAATACGAATGGGCCGTCCTACTACAGCAAATCGCAGGGCTAGTATAAGGGCCATCGGAACAACAACTAACTTTACTAACCCTGCACTTGCATTTAATACAAATGAAGTAGAGCGTATGCGCATAGACTCCAGCGGCAACGTGCTGGTTGGGACTACTAGCGGCACTAGCCCTTTAACTGTCTCAAAGAGCTCTTTAAGCGACTCAACAGCTTCTTTTTCTAACACATCGGCTGCTCCCAGTAGTTGCCTTAGCTTGAAGTATCCAAACGCCGCTCCTAATAACACATCTCAGCCGTTTATTATTGGCATTGATAGTCAGGGTGAAGAGTTTAGAGTTACGTCTGCTGGTGCGTTTGTGCAAGTATCTGACCGCCGCATTAAGTCTAACATTGTAGACGCTAAGTCTGCCGGAAGCATTATTGATGCTATTAAGGTCAGAGAGTACGACAAGGGCTTTGAGAATCCAGAGCATTGGAGTCACGGTTTTATTGCTCAAGAGGCGTACGAGGTATACCCAGAAGCGGTACACAAACCAGACAATGAAGAGGATAGGTGGGGCATAGATTATGTTCGATTTGTACCTATGTTGGTCAAGGAAATCCAAGACTTAAAGGCCGAAGTGGCGGCACTCAAAGGAGCTGTAGCAAAGATTGAGGATTTAGAGAGCCGTCTGTCGGCAGTGGAGGCTAACTAATGTCTGATCTCGACGTACAAAACATAAACAGTAAGACGGGTAACGCGGCTATCTCTATTGCTGATGCGGGTAACGTGTCGATTGCTAGCGGAGTACAGATTGGCTCGTGGGAAATAAAGCTAGACGGTAATGATCTTCGTTTTGTTTACAACGGTACGGATGTAGCTAAGATCACCACGGCAGGTGAGGTTATCGCGCTTGACGATGTAACTGCATTTGGAGCACCGTAATGGCACTACCATCTAGCGGTCAAGTGAGCTTAAGCGATATTGCTGCTGAGTTTGGCGGCGTAGTGCCTCACAGTATGTCTGAATACCTTGGAGCTGCTGCCGGTGTTCCTGCAAGCGGTAGGCTTAGAATTCGTGATTTCTACGGTAAGTCTAGCGCATCTCCAATAGTTGCAACAGGAGGAACTATTTCTGACTCTGGGGGCTACCGCTACCATACGTTTACATCTGGAGGAACCTTTACCGTTAATGCAACTGCAACTGGTTCTTTTTCAAACACGCTAGACGTTTTAATTGTTGCTGGGGCAGGAGGCGGTGGCAACACTGCGGGTAACGGTGACAGACGTTGTGGTGGAGGAGGAGGCGCTGGCGGCATGAGAGAGTTCTCTTTTTCTGCGGCAGTAGGCAATAAAAGCGTAGCTGTAGGCAGCGGTGGTAGCGTAGGTAATAACGGTAACAATACAAGTTACGATGGAAACTCTACAACAGGTGGCGGCACTGGTGGTTATTATGGCAACTATAATTACCAAGGCCAACCCGGTGGATCTGGTGGCGGTCCTTCTGGCGGCTGGGATGGCCGTGCAGGAAACCTAGGCGGTTATAACCCCCCAGAAGGATATAGTTCTGGTGATAGTAATAACGGCCAATCTGGAGCAGGAGGCGGTGGTGCTGGTGGAGCAGGAGGCAATACTAGCAGCGGATTTACTGACTATGGCGGTAGCGGAGGAAGTGGTAGAATATGGGCGCGTAACGGAATTAGATACGCTGGCGGTGGCGGCGGCGGCGGATTCCAAGGCGGAGGAGGAGCCGGTGCTGGTGGAGGCGGTTCTGGCGGCAGCGGTACCGGTGCTGGAGGTTATCCTACTTTTTACGGCGGCGGCGGTGGTGGCGGAGGCGGTAGAGGCGGCGCTTCTCGTCCCGGCTATCAAGGCGTTGTAATTATCGCATACCAAATCGCATAAAGAGGAACACTTGTGAACTACACATACCAAATTAAAAAGATAGAACCAAAAGCAGAGTTCCTTGTCGTTGTGTATAGCAGCGAAGGTTACCCTGACTTTACTCGAAGCTATAACCCTACTGACTTTTCAGAAGAAAACATTTCAGCAATTATTCATGGCGGGGCTGCTGTGGCAGTAGAGTTTTGGCAGCGCCAAGACGCACACCCTGAAGAAGTAGAGTTGCCTACTGAGGGTTCTGGAAGCTACGAACCACCCGTAGTAGCTCCTAACTTTAATCCTAACCACGCGCCAGAAATAGAGCCTCAACCAGAGTTTGATCCGTTTACTCAGTACATAACGCTGAATCAGATTGAAGACCCAATGCAAGCTACTGTTGGCTGGACTGTTCACGACATGACAGCAGAAGAACAGGCAGAGTTTTTAAGCGGCTGGCGTTCTTTTACTCAAGTGACTCCACGCCAAGCACGATTAGAACTAGCCAAGCGCGGTCTACTGGCTAACATTGCCGAAATCATTGCTTTGATTCCAGAGCCAGACAAGACCACTGTCGAAATTGAGTGGGAGTACGCGGTATCAATTGAGCGTAGTTCGCCTTGGGTAATACAGCTAGGCTCTGCGCTTGGG